TGGTAAAAAAGCAGATAAAGATCAGGACGATATTGATTTTCTAAAAGATTTATTATTGGAAACCTCTTTATCTATTTCTGAAATAGCAAAAGAATTAGGCTGGACTATACCACAAGTAAATAAGAAAATTAATTCTATTGGTTTGACATGGTTAAAAGACAGTAGAAAAAAAATGTCTAGAGGCCAAACAGCACTAACTGCAGCAATGCAAAAGCTCCTTCCAGGGGAAAAGATTATAAACGAATATCATATAGGCGATAAGTTAAAGTTAGATGTTTATTGCCCTAAGTATGAGATAGCTGCAGAATTCCATGGTAGACAGCACTATTATTACACTAGTAGATTTTTTGAATCCAAATATGATTTTGAAGAAGCTGTTAAGAGAGACGAAAAAAAAGAACAATGGTGTGTAGATAACGGTGTGGCATTGATTGTCTTCCGCTATAATGATAGCCTAACGGAACAATCAGTGTTTGACAGATTGCTTGAAGCGATTAGGTCAAACCCTTATAAGCCCAAAGAGAAGAAGAAGAATACTACGACGTCCTCCGAAGCTTACAGAAGTATTAAGAAGAAAAATTCAGAGTATAAGAAAAAGATTTACCGATCCATAAAAGAGAAAAAGAAACAATGACACAAGTAAATGAAAAGGTAGAGGATAACATTCCGCTGGAGTATCACATCTTTGCTTTGTCGTTTAGAAAAAATGGAGCGATTAATTACTTTAAGGAAAATCTTCCAGAAGAAATTGTTGGTTCCATACATGGGGAAAAAGGAATAAATGAATTTTATAAGGCCCTCCTAGCTTTTGAGAATGCTACGCAGCTTGATATTGTTGACCCAATAGCGTTTAAGTCTTGGCTACAAACAGAAACAGATATACACGAAGCTCTTGGTGGTAACGCTGGGGTCGGCGTCATGGTCGACTTGTTGATGTCTGCCGAACTGTCGACGCAAGAATCTGTTTGTGAATTAGTAAAGTATAAAGCTAATAAAAGAAAACAGATTAACTATCTACAAGAACTTCAATCTATAATATCCCAAAAGGGACAAAAAACTGAAGATGATATATCTAGAATCCAAACTCTTACTTCTGAAATAAGAGAATTAGAAAACCAAATAAGATATAATCCACTAGATAAAATAACAACTGCTGACGAAATAGCTAGCAGAGTAGATTCCTTATTAGATATACCGAACTTCTTGCCTACTCAATTTAAGGCACTTAATAGAGCCATGGGGTACACGGATGAGGGCGGGTTCTTTAGGGGGGCTGTACACGCAGTCATCGCTGCATCAGGCAAGGGCAAGAGCACGTTCGTAAAGTGCTTAGCGAACAATTGGTTAGATAACGGTTATAGGGTTTTATATGTAAACTTTGAAGAAGCTACTGGTCACTGGGAGAGAATCTTAATGACACAGATAATAGAAAAGAATGTTTACCTAGAGTCATCAAAGTGGTCAGAGGAAGAAAAGAATAAACACCTGAATACCTTTAAGGCCCGACTTGCTAAGTGGGGTGACCGTCTCATGGTTAGACATGACCCGGATACTCCGTACTTTGAAGACCTAGAATTTTGGTTAAGAGATATAATCGGACAGAATATTAACATGCCAGACATAGTGATAATAGATACAATTCAATCTATGTTCACTAAAGGTGGGGGCAAGGGTAAGCCACGTTGGGGCGAGTTTGAAGAAATGATGGTTCGTTTAGAAAAACTTGCAAGAGATATGAACTGCGCTTTAATTATTACAGCACAAGAAAATTCAAATAGAATGAAAGAAAAACGTGAAGTAGTTCAACAGTCTGATACTGGTGGCTCCTTGGCGATTCAACAAAAGTGTGCAGTAACAATATTTATTACAGAAAAAAGATTAGCAACAAACGATGAAACCGAAGACGAAAATATAATGCAGCTTCAGATTCCTAAAAATAGAATTACTGGTTCAGCATTTTTATATGATCCGCCTTTGGTTAAGTATGTTGATTACAAAAAAACATACGAAGACTATGATCCAGTTACCGACAGTTCATATACGTCTTCATCGTCTTTGTTAGACGACTTATTAAGTGGAAAGGATTTTCATTAATGGAACTTGTAACAGTACAATCCTTAAAAGATTTTCAGTTATGTGAACGTCTATACGATTATAGGCATCAACAAAAGCTGCCAGAAAAAATATACGCAAGAGATATTCATACAGAAAAATTTGAATCAACTATTAAAAGTATAATGTATTTTTTCTTTTTTAAGAAGCAGGGGGGAATCATCCCATCTTATTCATCTCTATTAAATAGATGGGAAAAGATTTGGTTCCCCAAAAATACTAACTCATATGATATTGTGACAGAGCAGCACGAGACCGCTTATGGTAATACCGCTAGCTTAACTTCTAAAGCAGCTGGAATTCTATTAGCATTCCACGAAACTTACTCAGAGTCCCCGTATATACCTGTGGCTATAAGCGAAGAATATAACATGCCAATAGGTAAGTTAAACTTGCAAGACAGTTTTGACATTATATTCTTTCATAAGAAACAATATTTTGTAACTAAATTTATATTTGGTTATAAGTTTAGCAATAGGGATTTGTACAGAACAGATTTTTGCACCTTATATAAGGCCTATCAAAATAGACACCCGGAAAGAATGGTGAATACTAAGTTTGGTTTTATAGATCCGTTGAGTCAAAATATAGGATTTAATGAATTCCAAATAAGAAATGAAGATCTCCAGTATTATGACTACTGGTGTAATAAAATGCTAGAGACCGAAGTCTTGGTTCCTAAAAGAGGACTGATATCTTATTGTAAAAAATGTCCGTTTGATGAACCTTGTTCAAATTGGAATGACTGGAAGAAAGAAGATAAAAATGGGTAAAAGTATATTAGACGATATTCTCGTAGAGGAGAAGAACGCTTCTTCAATGGGGAAAGAGAACGAGGTTCTTTCTACACTGTTGGGCGAAATCAATCTCATTGTTGATGAGTCTATAAGGTCTTTTGTTAGATCTATATTAATTAGAAATGATTTGTTTTGGAAAATTCCATCAAGCTTTTCTGGCAAGTATCATCCTTCAGATGAGCACGGCGAGGGGGGCAATGTCCTTCATACTAAAAGAGTAGTTAGAATAGCAATGTATATGAGCGAATCGTATTCTCTTTCACAAGAGGAGAAAGATATAGTCATAGCTGCATGCCTTCTCCATGACGTATGTAAGGGCGTGCACGACGGCGAGTCTGATGACTGTAGGTACGATCCGATGCATCCCTATACGGTAGGAAAGTTCATTTCTTTTTGCCAAGAAAAAGATAAGAAGTTTGCTAGTGAATCAGAATCTTCTACCTTGTTCTTGTCAGAAGACATTGTACAATCGATACTTAGATTGGTTCGATGTCATCTTGGTCCATGGTCACCGATACCAGAAACTTATCCAATAACTTATTTAGATTATATTGTTCATTTGTCTGATAACATTGCTTCAAAAATACATTTAATTATTGAAGATAGTGATTTGATAAATCCAAAATGGAGAAAAGATGGATCTGGAACAAAGAATTAAGAAAAGATATTTTCTAATTAAAAATATAGATAAAATAATAGCAGAATCTGTATACTACAGAAACAACAGCAAGAACATTGTAGAGCCAGATAAAATAGTTATTGGGAATATCAATAACATTGAAAATAAAAAAGTTATTTTATGAAGATACCAAACGATAAAGAAAAATATTTAAACTCTTGGCAGTTAGTAGAGACCGCCAGATACGTCCCATCCTTGTCTCGAATTATACGAGATAAAGATGGGGATAACCCTAGATTCATTTCTATATTTAATATAGAAAACTATAGAAAGCAACACAGTAACAATGGTTTGTATACTTCTATTTGGCATTATAATTCCGAGGATATTGAAAAGGCTGTCAGACTAGGTTCTCTTTATTTTGACTTAGACAATAAAGATCCGAGCATATCTTACGAAGAATGCAAAAAGTTAGTGGGATATCTAGAACAGTACGTCCCGGAAAAATCTTTGTTAGTTTATTTTACTGGGAAAAAAGGTTTTCACATAGAGTGTGAGGCCATAGCCCTGGGCATAAACCCATCCAATGCCCTACCTAACATATTTAGATACATAGCTACTAAGGTTAAAAAAAATCTAGACATTGAGTCGATAGACTTTAGCGTCTATGACCCTAGAAGAATGTGGCGACTTGCTGGTAGCAAGCATCAGGAAACTGGTTTGTATAAAAATCTTATTTCCAAAGAGATACTTAACTCAGGCCTTGATGCCGTAATTAATTTTTGCAAAGTAGAAGCAGACAATACCGTTGAGGAACAAGAGTTTAACCTAAAAGCCAATGAGTGGTTTAGGGAATTCACTTATGACATGGAATTAGATAAGGGTAGATCTTCAAATTTTCTTGAGCACTTTAACAAGCATGGGTCTTCGGCTTTTAAAGAAATAAATTTAAATGAAAAAGAATTTACTCCAAAAGAATTGTTAAAAAATTGCAGTGCTATTACAAGACTTATCGAGCAAGCAAAAGTTAATAAGAAGTTAGAGCACGAAGCAAGACTGTTCCTCTGCTCAATTCTTACCTACAATGAAGAATCAATAAAGTTTCTGTATAGTATACTTAGTCTGTGTGATGATTTTAATTATGAAAAATCTACAAGCCACATTAATGATTGGATAAAAAGAAGACAGATAGGCATAGGTGGCAGACCATATACTTGTGACCGAGCTAATTCTGCTGGCGTTGGTTGTGGGGATTGTCATTTGGAAAAGAAGAAAAAATGGATTACTGTTGGCAATAAATATATTGAAAGCACTGAAGAGCTTTCTCCATCGCCAATAAGATTTGCGTATAAACAAAAAGGAGATAGAAATAATGCCAGTTGAAAATGAAGATGATGTGATTGGTGTTTGCACCGAGTGTAAGTCTGATCAGCCTATGGCTTACATGTTCAACAGTCCATTTGCTCAAGAGGGTAAGGCAGTTCCGTGCAAATATTGTGGAGGAGTTGTAGCAATTGTTTATAGAGAAAATAGAGACAGTTCCCTTGACGAATCAGACAATAGACGAGGAATTTGATTAGTAAATTATAATGAAAAATTGGACTAACCTTCACAACCACACAGTCTTCTCAATGCTCGATGGGCACGGACGAGTCGAGGAATACCTAGAGAGAGCTAAGCTGTTAGGGATGACTGGGATAGCTACTACCGACCACGGCAACATACATTCTTGGCTAGATTTTTATGATGCTGGTAAAGCTGTTGGGGTTAAGCCAATATTGGGTTCTGAATTTTACCAAGCTAGAAAAACTAGGTTTGATAGAGATGAAGAGGAAAGATCGGGCCCATCTAAAAATGAGTGGGAACAAAGAGGACCTTATCATATAACTGTTTTGGCCAAAAATAATATTGGATATCATAATATTATTAAGATGTCTTCTGAAGCATTTATAGACGGATATTACGTTAAGCCTAGATTGGATCATGAGCTCATCTCTATGCACTCAGATGGCATTATAGTGCTGTCCGGCTGTCTGAACGGGGAAGTATCCCAAGCGCTGCTTAGGAACGATTACAACACGGCATTAAAGCATGCTGCCACCATGCAGTCAATAGT